CGATAGCAATTCGCTGTCGATCGCGTTCGGTGATTTCTCGCGCGGCTATCTGATCGTCGATCGCGCCGGCATCCGCGTGCTGCGCGATCCCTACAGCGCCAAACCCTACGTGCTCTTCTATACGACGAAGCGCGTCGGCGGCGGCGTGCAGGACTTCGACGCGATCAAGCTGCTGAAGTTCGCGGAATAAGCGTCGCTCGTCATCCTCGGCCGAGCGAATGCGACGGCCCGGGGATCCAGCGCAGGACATGTCGAAGACGCAATATTGAGCCTTCGGCGCTTCTCATGCTGGATCCCCGAACGTCTTCGCAGGCTCAGCCGTTCGAGGATGACGTTCATACCAATTCCTCGCGGGTTTCCCCTCCCGCCCGCGTGGACGCGTGCGGGGTCATCGCGGCGCGGTGATCCCGCATTTTTTATTTGGGCTCGGCGACTCGCGTTCCGCGATCCGGCCGCCGAGCGCGACCGCGCGTTGCGGCTCATTTGATTGCGCGTTGCGACTCCGCTTCGCGGAGCCGGCCGCAACGCGCGGGGCCATTGCGCGAACGGAGCCACCGTCAAGCGCGCCCGGCGGCCGGCTCCCCGGAGGGGAGTCGCCGGGCGCAAATAAAAAAGGAAATGCAATGTCTCTCGTGATGACGAGCTCGCCTGCTGTCGAGCCGGTGACGGTCGCTGAAGCCAAGGCGCATATGCGCATCGATACCGATGCCGAAGATATATTGATCGGCAGCCTCGTTCTGACATCGCGACTGCACATTGAGACGGCGCTGTCTCTGGCACTCATCACGCAGTCATGGAAGCTCACGCTCGATCACTGGCCGAAGTCGCGCGAGATCGAGCTGCCGATCGCGCCGTTGCGTTCCATCGGTGGCGTTCGTGTCATCGACGCCGCCGGACATGCGACGACCGTTTCGGATCAGAGTTATCTTGTCGACCTCGCGTCGCGGCCGCCGCGCCTCATCTGGAACAACAGCGTGCCACCGCTGCCGGGCCGTGCCGCGAAGGGCATCGAAATCGATTTGACGGCGGGATTCGGAGATAGCGCGGCGAGTGTTCCCGCGCCGCTGAAGCACGCGATCCTGATGCTGACCGCGCATTGGTACGAGCATCGCGATCCGCGCGAGATCGGACAAGACGGCGCGCGCATTCCGGACGCCGTGAGCGACCTCATCAATCCATTTCGGACGATCCGGCTATGAAGGCACCTGTCAAAGCCGGTGATCTCCGGCATCGCATCGTCATCGAGCGGCCGGAGCGAACGAGCGATGGCGCCGGAGGTTCGATAACGGAGTGGACAGCGGTCGCCGAAGTCTGGGCGGCGATCTGGTCGCGAAGCGCGGATGAAAATTTCACGCTGGATCGCGTGGCTGGAACGGCGACGCACGACGTTTGGATACGCTATCGCGGCGATGTCCGGCCAGAGATGCGCATGCGGTTCGGAGTTCGCATCTTCGATATTCTCGGCGCGATCGACATCGAGGATCGCGGAGTCTGGTTGAAGTGCCCAGTGGAGGAGCGTGATCTATGAAAGTGACGATGAGCATTGGCGGAATTGCCACGTCGGCCGCGCGCATGCGTGCGCTGGCTCTCGTCAGCGAGGCGATCGCCAAGCGCGAGGCGGGTATCGCTGCGGAGCGTCCGCCGCAGAGGCAAAGTCCAGATGCAAACCTCTATCAGCAAACGCGAGGCAAGTGATGTCGAGTGCGGGCTTTGCGCTGCAGAAGGCGATCTTCGAAAAATTGACCACCGACGCGCCGACGCTTGCCGTGCTCGGCGGTCCGCGCATCTATGACGATGCGCCGGCGCGCACCGAGTTTCCGTTCGTGACCTTCGGGCAATCGACGGAACGCGACTGGTCGACCGGGAGCGATGAAGGTTACGAGCATCTGGTGACGCTGCATGTCTGGTCGCGGGCGCGCGGCAGGCGGGAAACGGAAATGGTGATCGCTGCAGCGCGCGCGGCGCTTCACGATCAGGATTTGACGCTCGCAGGACATCGGCTGATCAATCTACGACATGAATTTTCGGAAGCTCGCCGTGACGGCGACGGTGAAACATTTCACGGCATCGCGCGCTTTCGCGCCGTGACGGAAGTCGAGGCTGCGTAAGAAATATGGCGTCTTCGACGAGTCTTCCGCTGGATCCCCAAACGCACTCGCAAGCTCGTTGCGTTCGAGGATGACGATCAAGTCGCTCGCACCACTGCATCAACCAAGGCCGTGCCCGGCGGCCGGCTCCGCGAAGCGGAGTCGCCGGGCGCAAAACAAAAGAGTTCTCCAAACATGGCAGCACAAAAAGGCAAGGACCTTCTTCTGAAGGTCGATACGACCGGCGCGGGCGTTTACGTGACGGTCGCCGGGCTTCGCGCACGCAGTCTTTCGATCAGCGCGGAGACGGTCGAAATCACCAACACCGAAAGCGCGGGCCAATGGCGCGAACTTCTGACGGGTGCGGGCGTGAAGTCGGCGCGGATCACGGGTTCCGGCGTGTTCAAGGATGGCGCGTCGGACGCGACGATCCGCGATTATGCCTTCAACGGCACCATCCGCGATTGGCAAATCATCGTGCCGGATTTCGGAACGATCCAGGGCGGGTTCCAGATCACGGCGCTTGAATTCAGTGGGCGTCACGATGCGGAAGTGACGTTCGATATCTCGCTCGAAAGCGCGGGAGAGCTGACGTTCGCGGCGGCGTAATGCCGTCGTCATTTTCGAACGGCGAGCGCGGCGAAGCCGTTCGGGAGCCAGCACAAGAATACCGAATGCACAGTAATGCGTCTTCGACGAGTCTTGCTCTGGATCCCCGGCTTTTGCTTGCGCTCAGCCGAGGATGACGAATCCGGTTGGAGAAAATGATGGCCAATAAACACCGCGGTGAAATCGAGGCGCGGCTCGACGGTACGACGGTGAAGCTCGTGTTGACGCTCGGTGCGCTTGCGGAACTCGAAGACGCGTTCGGCGACAGCGACATGCTGGCGCTGGCGGCACGTTTTGAAAAAGGCCGTCTCTCGGCGCGCGATTGTTTGCGCGTCATTACAGCGGGTTTGCGAGGCGCGGGCCACGTTATCAGCGACGGCGATGTCGCGGCAATGCAGTGCGATGATGGCGCTGCTGGTTACGTCGACATCGTTGCGCGTCTGCTGACGGCGACGTTCGGCGGCGGAAGCGCTGCAGCGCCGAGCAGCGCAGAGGAGGCGAACGGGGAAACGCGCGACCCTTTCGCTGGGACCTCGTGATGGAAATGGGATTGGGCGTGCTCGGCCTTGTGCCCGCCGTCTTCTGGTCGCTGACACCGCGCGAACTGCAAGCCATGCTGCGCGGAAAATTCGGAGTGACAGGCGACGGAGTTGCGCCGACGCGCGTGCAGCTCGACGCCATGATGCGGCAATATCCAGATAATGAGACATGAAACGATGCCTCTGACCGACGAGCAACAGCTCGAGACGTGGAACGTCAAGATCGTCGCCGATACGAGTGAACTAGAAACGAGCCTGGCGGCGACGAGCCGTCTCGGGCAGCAGTTTTCGAACCGGCTTGCGTCGGCATTCAGCGATATCGCCATCAAAGGCAAAAGTGTCGGCGACGTGTTCAAGTCGCTTGCGCTCAGTGTATCCAATCTCGCGTTGAAGGCGGCGCTGCAGCCGCTGACGTCGGGTTTCGCTTCGATGTTCCAGGGCGTGATCAGCGGCGCGATGCCGTTTGCGAAAGGCGGCGTCATTCAGAACGGCACGCCGGTTCCGTTTGCCAGTGGCGGCGTGATTGCGAGTCCGATCTCGTTTCCGCTCGCAGGTGGCGCTTCCGGCCTCGCGGGTGAAAAAGGCCCCGAAGCGATTCTACCGCTGACGCGCGGTTCCGATGGACGGCTCGGCGTCGCGGCCGCCGGTGGCAGCGGTCAGAACATCACGATCAATATTTCGACGCCGGACGCGGCAAGCTTCAACCGTTCGCAGACGCAGATCGCGGCGATGATCGCGCGCGCCGCCGCGAACGGGCAGCGCAACCTCTAGAGCGAAGTGATCTCATGCCCTTTCATGATGTCAGATTTCCGACGGCGATCTCGCGCAATGCGCAAGGCGGCCCGGAGCGGCGCACCGATGTCGTCGTGCTGGGCTCGGGCTACGAAGAGCGCAACAGTCGCTGGGCGGATAGCCGCCGCAGCTACAATGCGGGCTACGGCGTCAAGTCGCTCGACGATCTGCATCAGATCATCGCGTTTTTCGAGGAGCGGCGCGGACGGCTGCACGCGTTCCGCTGGCGCGATCCGATGGACTGGAAGTCGTGCGCGCCGAATGCGGCCGTCTCGCCGCTAGATCAGGTCATCGGCAGCGGCGACGGTGTGAACGCTTCGTTTCAACTTCGCAAAACTTACGGCAGCGCATTCGCGCCTTGGGCGCGCGATATCAAGAAGCCCGTCGCGACTAAGGTGCGCATCGCGGTCGCCGGAGTCGAGTGTACGAACGGCGTCGATTATGCGCTCAACCTCGCCACGGGTCTCGTGACGTTTCTTCCTGGACATGCGCCCTCCGCGGAGCAAATCGTAACGGCTGGATTCGAATTCGACGTTCCGGTGCGCTTCGATAGCGACAAGCTCGAAATCAATCTCTCGGGATTTACATCGGGCGCAATTCCAAACATTCCGATCGTCGAGGTGCGCCTATGAAAGCGCTTTCTGCGGAGCTTGGCGCACATCTCGCGTCGGGCGTGACGACGCTTTGCTGGTGCTGGCGTGTCGCGCGCCGCGATGGCGTGGTGATGGGATTTACCGACCACGACAAGACTCTGGCCTTCGACGGCACCACATATGAGGCCGCGAGCGGCTTCACCGCAAGCGACATCAAGGACAGTCTGGGCCTCGCGGTCGACAACCTCGAAGTTTCCGGTGCGTTGTCGTCGGCGACGTTGACCGACGCCGATCTTTCGGCTGGGCGATATGACGATGCGCGTGTCGAAATCCATCGCGTCAATTGGAACGACACGAACCAACGCGTGCTGATGCGTTCGGGAAGCATCGGCGAGGTGCGCCGAAGTGGAACGAGTTTCGCGGCGGAACTTCGCGGTCTTGCGCACTATCTGCAACAGCCGAAAGGGCGGCTGCTGCAATTGACGTGCGACGCAGATCTCGGTGATGCGCGCTGCAAAGTCGATCTCTCGTCGCCGGCTTATCGCGGAACGGGGAGCATTATCGCGGCGTCCTCGGCACGGCGTTTCACGGTGTCGGGGCTAGAGAGTTTTGCGAGCGGATTTTTTTCGCGCGGACTTTTCACGTTTGTATCGGGCGCGTCGGACGGACTGAAGATCGAAGTCAAATCGCATGTGAAGCTGGCAAGCTCCGATGCGATCGAACTATGGACCGACGCCGAAGGCGTTCCCGCCGCGGGCGATCTCTTCGTCATCACGGCTGGATGCGACAAGCGCGTCGAGACCTGCAAGGCGCGGTTTGCGAATGTCATCAATTTTCGCGGCTTTCCATCGATGCCGGGCAACAAATTCCTGACGCAAGTGGGACGCCGGAGCTAGTTCATGTCCTCACGACCGACACGCGCGAAGATCGTCGAGGCGGCGCGGATGTGGATCGGCACGCCGTATCATCATCAGGCAAGCCGCCGTGGTGTCGGCACCGATTGTCTCGGGCTCGTACGCGGCGTCTGGCGTGACATCTATGGATCGGACGCGGAAAAGCCGCCTGCCTACAGCCGCGATTGGGCGGAAGCCGGTGGCGAGGAAACGATGCTTGCCGCCGCGTCGCGGCATCTCGAATGCATTGCTGCTTTCGAGATCGCGCCAGGCGATGCCGTCGTGTTCCGATTGCGTCCGGGTGTCGTTGCGAAACACGCGGCCATCGTCGCGAGTGCTTCGACAATGATCCACGCGATGGAAGGCGCGCCGGTGTGCGAAGTATCGTTTTCGCCCTGGTGGCGTCGGCGGCTCGCGGGCGCATTCCGGTTTCCAGATTTGATC